ATCTATTTCAGCTTGTTTTGTCTTTTCCATTTCTATTAGAGTTAAATTTTCTATTTTTAATTGATTACTAACTAATTTATTATTTTGTTTTATTTCATTAGCCATTGAATCAATTTGATCTAATATTTTATTTAATTTGATTATATTTGATATTTGGAAAAACTCAATACCTGAATTATATGTTGTATTAATTTTTTGTTCTTTTGTTAAATTTTTAATTTTATCTTCTAAATTTAGAATATCATTTATTGAATCCATTTCATATATTCTTACAATATTAATATAATCAATATTATTTTTATGTTGATTTAATCTATTATTAAGACGATGACTTTGTCCATATTTATATAAATCATCTTTAACATTTAATATATATACACAATTTTTATCTTTGTATTTTTCTAAATCATCTTTTAAATATGCATGAGGTTTTACAATTTCATAATAACCATTTTTTCTTATTGATGGAAGTACTTCTGATGTTACCCAATCTTGAAATTTAATTGCTTCTTCTTTTTTTGAAGCCATAATTAAATTATATAATCCTGCTTCATTAATAAATATCGTTTGACCATCTTCATTCCCCAAAAGGAGTTTTGCATTTGTTAGCTCATTTGATTTTAATAGGGGGAGAGTTTTTACCTCCCCCTTAAATAACATTTCAACTGAAAATTTATTTTGATTTCTTACATGTGTACTAATTGCTTTCCTTGTGTCAACATATTCTAATATTTCTGCAACATCTTTACCTTTAAAAAATAATTTATCAATTACATTGAAATATTTAATATATTTTCCATTAAAAATAATCATATTTTTACCACAATCAACAAAATTAACTATTTTATTATTTTTTAAATTTTCATTTATGTTATTTTCTATATTGGCTTCTTCTTTATTGGAATTTTCTGTAATATTTGTATTTGCAGTTACTTTATTTTCTTTTGAAGATTTATTTTTTAATAATTCTAATAATTCTTTAGCTTTAGTTGCTTTTGATTTTTTTAAAATTTCAGTTAAATTTTTTTTATTAATATAGTAATTACCTTTATATAGAGTTTTATCATCTATTTTTTTAATATATTCTTTAGGATTAGTAGAGATTTCACATTGAGTGACAATATCGTTTAAACAAAATTTTTGACCGTATTTGTGGATATTAAAGTTGGCGCGAGAAAACATTATATAACTATATTATTCAATTATCGCTTTAACCTGTTTTATAAAATAATTTTAATCCTCTAAAAGTACTCAAATTTAGTTACCTTTTATGATTATATTGGCTATTTACGGGACCATTTAAAATATACAACAACGAATGATTTTTAGTAAATAATTTTTATACGATGAAAGTTCAATGTATAAAAAGTATTATTTTTAAAATAATTAAATTAATAGATGACAGCGGTGGGGTTCGAACCCACGAAGCTACTGCATGCGATCTTAAGTCGCACCCCTTTGACCACTCGGGAACGCTGTCTGGTTTTTCCTTAAGATGATATAAAACCATCAGAGGAACGAATAAAGTTATTAAAAGTAGTTCTAGCGAGGCTCGAACCCGCGACCTCGGGCTCATAAGACCCGCGCTCTAACCAACTGAGCTATAGAACCTCAACTCATACAATAAAATTAAACGGTATAATAGTTTTTAAGAATAATAATTTTTATTATTCACTATTATACTATTCATTTAATTTCATTTTGATATCTAAATCAGTACGAATTTTCTTTTTCTTATCATTTAGCTAAAAACAATAGAAACGATATTTCACCTTCTATGGGGCTTGAACCCATGACCCTCAGGTTAAAAGCCTGATGCTCTACCAACTGAGCTAAGAAGGCTCAAGTATAAAACTCATACTTATTCTTTCCTATCTTACGATGGAACGACATATATTTTTTTTAAAGTGACAACGGTGAGGTTCGAACTCACGAAGCTAACGCATGCGATCTTAAGTCGCACCCCTTTGACCACTCGGGAACGCTGTCATTATTAAATACCCATACTGGGGGTCGAACCCAGGCTAAAAGCTTAGAAGGCTCTCGTGCTATCCACTACACTATACGGGCTGTATGTATTATTAAGATTTCAAGCTAATATAATAATTAATCAATTTTTTTCGAATAAGATTAAAATCTTTAAAAGCGGTTCTAACTGGTTTCGAACCAGTGGCCTTTTGATTAACAGTCAAACGCTCTACCTACTGAGCTATAGAACCTTTATTTAAAATAATTTTTTTTAATGTAAAAACATTTATTTTCCTCACGATAATACTTTAATATTAATGGGAACGTAAAAAACTATATTATAAAAAACAACTGCCAAGATTTGAACTTGGTAAATATCCTACTTATAAATAAGCCAGCTATCAAAACTAAATTAATTTTTTTTAAATTAAATTTCCTCAATTATAACAAATTTTGTTATTTTGGGAACTAAAAATTATTAACTTAATATTGTAAGTTAATAAAACTTTAAATAATTTTAAGTTATCTTAAATATTTAAAGTGAGGTATAGGAACTATCTTAAAGATAATTCTTTTGTAGTAAGTTTGATAATATTAAATTATGACTTTGACTACAAAACCTATTTCAAAATATATCATACAATTATTAATTTAAATAATTAGTCAATATTTTGATAGGCTATATAACCTCCGTAATATAAACTAGAAATTTTAAATTATTTTTAAACGAATTAAAATAATTTTTCATACATACTAATTTTTTCATCAAATGATTTTTCACTAATTGGTTTATCTATTTTAACAAATTGTTTTGGTATTTTTAATCTTAATTTTGGTGGAATATTATCTTTTGATATTTTATTTTCTAGAATATATACTTTCCATTTCCATAATGGATCAATTAAATCTAATTCAACTACTTTCCCATTATTTGTTTCTGTTAGATACTTGTTTCTTATTTCATTTACTGCACTGATTAGTTGTACTCCTGGTTTCATAATAATTGACCAAAACTTATCAGTCATATCAACTAATTCATTTTCACAACAATTATCACAATTTTCACAGGTGAAAAAATCACAAGATTCATTGAAATATTCTAATATATATTTCCTTCTACATGTATTTAAATATGCAAACTTACTTATCTTATTCAGATTATTAAATTTACATTTATATAACATTGGATATTTCATTTTCATATCTTTCATCATATGTTTAGCAATCATAAAGTTACTATAATCAAAATATAAGACTGTTTCACAATGTTTTCCATCACGACCACCTCTACCAATTTGTTGATAATATTCTTCGATAGATGAAGGACAACCAAAAATAATTACTACCTTCACGGTCTGATCTATACCCATACCAAAAGCAATGGTACTTACTATAACTTTAACTTCACCATCCATAAACTTTGATTGAATACTTTCTCTAAGTCCTTTAGATAACCCTGCATGATAAGCATCACAACAGTTATTAACCATTTTATTTAATTCCATACTTAATTCTTCAGCATCTTTTCTACTATTAGTATAAATAATTATTTTTTCATTTGGATATTTTTTGATCCACGTTATAGCTAATTCTTCTTTGGGCATTTTTTTGGTACAACTTTTGGATTTTTTATTAAAAGTAATCGAAGGAATTTCACTAACTTTAAGATACAAATTAGGTCTATCAAATGAAGCTCTAACTAAAACAGGATTATTTAATTGTAACATTTTAGTAATATCTTGACAGACAGTTTCTGTTGCTGTAGCTGTTACAGCTAATATTGGAATTTCTGGAAACATTTCACGGAATAATTTTATTTTAGTATATTCTGGTCTAAAATCTTGCCCCCAAACACTTATACAATGTGATTCATCAACAGCTAAGAAACCTAATTTATTATCTTCAATTAAAGTTCTAGCTAATTCTAAACCATCTGATTTAATCAAATATTCAGGACTCATATAAACAATTTTAATTTCCCCATCCATAATTCTAAAAATCTCTTGATCTTTGTTTTTATTATTACCATGTAATGCAGCACATGGTATTTCCATTTTATTTAATTTATCTTTTTGATCATCCATTAAAGAAATCAATGGACTTATAATAAATATAACTTTTTTTGTAACAAGTGGTGGAATTAGATAACACATTGATTTACCATATCCTGTTGGTAATAATCCAATTACATCATTACCTAATAACAAGTCATTTATAACTTCAACTTGTTTATCTTTAAGATCTTTAATTTTCCAATATTTTTTAAGATATCTTTTAGCCTTATCTGTCCATAGCATTAATATAAAATCTATTTATGATAATAATTAATTATCAATATTTATTTGAAAATATTCTAAATTAAGATGATTCATTAACCAATAAATGTTAGCACTTAGTATCAAAAACATATCTCCAGATTTATAAACATTAAAAAAACCATCACCATAACCATTATTTTTGTAATAACCTACTAATTCATTTGATAATTTTTTTGAATCAATCCATTCATTTAATTTATCATTTTTAAGTTTTGATAAATCTTTACCATAAATTTGAATCCAATAATGATCTTTTTTATATTGATTATTATTAATAAAACCATATTCGTGATCTATATATTCTCCAAATAATTTTCTCTTTGGAATTTTAGTTCTTAAATAATCAAACATTGTTCCATTATGAAATCCAAAAGTACCACCATCAACTGGAATACCATAATTGGTATGAGCCCATTTAGCTTTTAATATTGAATCTTTAGATGTTCCGTATGGTGCAGCAATTAAACTTCCACCAACTTCCCAAATTGAATAATAATCTGATTTTACTTTTTCATAATACATTGCATATTCACCAATTGCTAATTTACCATCAGTTGTATTTAATTTATTTTCTACTTTTTTTAATTCAAATTCTGATTCCAAAGTTTTTTTGTTAAATTGAAAACTTTCAATTTGATTATTTTTATTTATTATTTGTTTGAAATCATAATCTTGAAATAATTTCCAAACTTGTTTATTACCAGATTTAGATGTAATCCATAATTGTTTTAATGTTGGTAATTTAAAATTTAATGGAAAACATGTAGCACTAAAAACTGGACCTTTCCTATTTTCTTTAATTTTAAGTTCACCTTTTGAATCTAAATGTTTTTCTTTAATTTTTTCAACTAAATTTTCCAACTTTTTTTTGTCAAGTTTATATATTTTTTTTAATTGGATAATATTTGTTAAAAATTCATTGAATGTCTTAGTATTTGGATTTATAAGAAATTGATAATATTTTTCTAATGTCATATTATAGTCTTATATAAAAAATTGATTATTATATAAATTAAGGCGATACTCCTTTAAATAATGCCCCCTAAGAAAGTTAAGTCTGATGAATCTAAAGTTGAAGTTACTAAAGTAACTAAACAAGATGAACCTGTAGTTGAAACTAAAACTAAAGGTAAAACAAAACCAGCTAAGAAAGAAGATTCTGAATCAGAAGAAGAATCAAAGCCTATTGTTAAATCTAAGAAAGAAACTGAACCAGTAGCTAAACCAAAAGTCAAAAAAGAACCAGATGAAGTAGTAAAATCTGAACCAGCAACTAAACCTAAAGTTAAGAAAGAAGCTGAATCAGTGACAAAACCAAAAACTAAAAAGCAGGCTGAACCAGTTAATGAATCTGATTCTGAACCAGAAGTTAAACTAAAAGTAAAAGAATCTAAATCAAAAACAGATACTGTAACAAGTGAAGCAAATATAGAACAATTATTAGAAGAAAAGAAAAAAGAGTGGGCTAGTATTACTGCTCAAAATTTTGCAATTAATCAAGAGAGGGAACGACTTGAAAATGAACAGAAACGTTTGGTGAAAGAATTAACTGAATTAATGAATAAACTGAAAAAAGACACAACTGAAGGATTTACATTTGATTCTGCTACCAAGACACCAAAAACTGCTTCAAAGACATTGAAAAAAGAAATTATTTCAATGGATGCTGAATCTGATTCTGAATCTGAAACATCTGAATCCGAGTCTGATTCAGATGATAAACCAAAACTAGTTGCTAAGAAAGGAAAGAAAGCAGCTCCAGTCAAGACAACTAAAGGTGGTAAAGGATTGAATTTAAAGAAATCAGATTCTGAGTCAGATTCAGATGAAGATTCTGATTAATTTATTTTAATTTAATTATTTTTATCAAATATTATTATAATGTCAATTATTAACAAGGGTTCTATTGATGCTAAACAAATAAGATTAGAATTAGAAGATGAATTAGAAGATATAAATCACGAAATAATTAGTTTAGAAAGTACTAAAGATAATATTATAAAAATTATAATACAAAAAAAAAATATTAGAATAAAAAGTACAAGTAATGAATCAAGCTATCATAATCATTTAGATAAAAAATGGTATATTTATTGGACAAGTGGTAAAGATTTAGATAAAGCATACAAAGATGGTCAATCTTTTTATTGTAATATTAGAAAACCTACAAAAAGTGATTTTGAAACAGATTTTTTGTATGATTTTGAAGATTATGCTTATAAATTATATAGATATAATTGTTTTTTATATAAAAGAGTTTACTATATTTATTTTGGTGAAAATTTTACATATTATGCTCAAGTTGATTTAGAAAATTTTATAAAGACCAATGTTATATTTAATTTTAATACTCCAAGTTTTAGAAAAGTAGATCCATATACATATAAACCAAAAATATTAATATGTGGTAAAGAATTTGATTTATCACAAACATTTTTTTCAAGATATTTATTAGAATTAGGTATTAAATCAAAAATATTAGAATGGTTTAAAAAAATAAAAATATCAAAAGATTATTCTAATAAAACATTTTTACCCAAAACTGTTGAATTTTTTAAATATCAAGATGAATATGTATATCATGAACCAGATGTTGGACAAATATATTTAGTAAAAAAAAGAAATGAACCAGATGATATTTCAGATATTAAAATTCAACTTAATATTAAACATGAATATTATTTTTGGGCAGTTGAATATATTAAACATAATTTTGAAAAATTATATAATTTAGGTGTTAATGCATTTAAATTTATGATTAATTTTGGAGAAATGAATTTATTCAAATATACTGAATTTTTTCCAGATATTGAATCAAATGATACTTATTTTGAAAAATATCAAATGAATACAGTAGAATATAAAAGAGAATTATTAAATCAACCAAATATTGTAATATTTTTAAAACAAAATATAAAAGAAAACCATGGTTCATTTGGAAAAATATTATCAAAATTAATCCAAATGTTTCCAGATAGTTTAGATTTATCAAATGGTATACCTCGTTTTAATATTAAGGCTAGTAATAATATATTTTTTTCATTAGGTGGTCATAATCAAACTAAATTTAGCAGGAATTTATTAAAAGATCGTCAAATTCCTTATGAATATCAACAAATTATAAAAATAAAAGATAATGTAACTATTGAACAATGTAACATACTTAATGAATATAGTTTAGAAATAAGTGGACATAATGTATTAAAAGAAGAAAATGGAAAAATTTTAGAAAACAATATAAATAGTTATAAATTATTATTAACACCCCCATACAGATCATTTTATCAATTATTTTCAGATCCTATTTTATTTAGTAATTATGAATATGATAAATTTATGAATATAAATGATTACCTTGAGCAAAATAATATTACAGATCCATCTAATTGGGTAAATGTAGGAGGTAGTATAAAAAATAAATATTTAAAATATAAAAATAAATATTTAAATCTTAAATATGGTGGAAGTAATTATGCTGAACAAAAAGAAATAGAATCAATGAACGAAATACCTGATATAACTTATCTCGGAAATAATATTAAAAGTTTAATAAAATTAAAAGTAAATGTTATGAATTTTCCTATAGAAAAAGAATTAGCTTGGACAAATAATTTGACAGATGATTTACATAAAACTGTTTCATTTGATAAAAAAATTAAATGTAATCACATTAAATACTTGGATTTTGACTATGAAAAAAAATTTTATAAATATAATTGTATTTATATTAAATATGGATATAAAATAGAATTTAAGAGTCAAGAAGAAATAATAAATTTCTATAAAGATAATGTAATATTAACAATTAATACTCCTGAATATAATAATTACATTCCATATACATTTAATTTATCTATACAAATACTTGGACAAACTTATAATATTAATAATATATATTTAAGTTTTAATTTTACGAAATATGTTTATGAACATGTTTTAAAATGGGTTACAGATAAAACTACAAACTTAAGTTATCTGAATTGTAGTTATGGTTTAAATTTAAATTATCAACAAATTTATTTATTAAATGGTAATTTAGATTATGATGAAGAATCGCATTTAAAAATATCTACTATAAAATTACAAATGACGATCAAATATGAATATTTATTTTGGATAATAGAAAAAATTATTAATAATTTAGAATTACTATTATCATTAGATTTAAATAGTTATAAATTTAACTTTTTTGGAGGTAATTGTAAATTGGAACATATTCAAGAATTTTTTCCAGATCATATCGATGGTGAAAAATTTAACACTTATAAAATTGGAGAAAAAGAATATAAAAGAGAATTATTTCTTGGACCAACTATAGTTTTTTATATTAATGAAAGAATTTCAAATGAAAATTTAGCCAAATTAATTGATACTCTAGTTAACATGTTCCCTGATACTTTAGAATTATCTGATGGTCATCCAAGATTTAATATTAGATTATCAAAAAATTTATTTATTTCTGTTGGAGGAAATAATCAATTTAAATTTGGTAGACATAAATTTAGAGAAGTAACTATTCCTGAAGAATATAAAAATATTATTAAAAAAGAAAATTATGAAAAATATACTGAAGAAGAATGTAATCGTATAAACATACAAACTAAAAATTTATCAGATCATCATTTATTAAAATTTGAAAATGGAAAATGTATACCAAATAACATTATAAGTTATTTTATAATAACATCTCCTTATTCATCTTTTGAAGAATTATTTACTGAATTAAATTTATTAAAATATTATAAAAATATAAGTTAATAATATGAAAGAAATAGTAATACCTTTTATTGTTATTTTGGTTTTATTCTTAGTAATTGATTTACCAGTTATTTTATATTTTAATAAAGAAATGTATCAAAAACAATTTAATAGAATTAATAAAGGTAATATAAAAACAGGAGCACATATTTGGATATCTGGTGCGATAGCTTATTTATTATTAGCTTTAGGTATTTACTTTTTTGTTGTAAAACAAGAATTAGTAAATGATAATCTAGATTATTTTAATATATTTACCAATGGTTCAGTATTAGGTTTAATTATATATGGTATATATAATGGAACCAATAAAGCAACAATTAATGAATGGGGAAATAAAGAATCTATTATTGATACAATTTGGGGAACCATTTTAAGTGGATCATTAGCTGTAAGTTCAGTTTACATTACTAAAAAAATAAATTAAATATTTAAAAATTCTAATTATATATATATATGGATTACTATTCAAAGTATAAAAAATATAAATTAAAGTATCTTCAAATAAAAAAACAATTAGGTGGAGCTTTCACTTATCAATATGAAGATGGTTGGGATGCAGTACAAAATAGATATACAAGATGGGCTGATTTTAATTCAACAGATTCAGGACTAATTAGAACACATCAGGGTCCAGGTATTTTAACTTTATCATCTGGATTACAAATAAATAAATCAAATATGACACAGACCGGTCGTAATAGAGTAAGAAGAATTAGAATAAAACCAGTAGACGATGAAGCAAATCGAATTTTAGGTATGCTTAGACAATATCCTTCAATTTTAAATCTAGATCCAAGCAATAGAAATTTTCAATATAATTTATTTGATATATTTGCCAATGACATGATTAATTTTATGAATATTAGTCAAGGTGTACCTCCAGATGCTTATGCAAATCTAAATCTTGAGTTATATAGAGCAATTATTCAACTTGGAATACAATTGCAAAATTTAACTGTAAATGATATTATTGGAGTAATTCAAGCAGCAAACCAAAGAGAACTTCAAGTTGAATTACAACTAGAAAGAGATTTTTTTTAGATTAGCGTATATTTATAGCTTTGTGCTTTGTAAATAATTATTTATTATATCTTCATATCCATTTTCAATATTTTTAGTAAAATTTATTGCATTGGCTAAATCTGAATTCATCATTCGTAATCTTAATGTTTGATGTAACATTTTTAATTCTGATGTATTATTTGCTAAACTAACTACAATATCGACATATTCATCTTTGGTTTTAGCAATATATTTTTGTAATCCTAAATTACTTAATAAACTAACTCCAACTCTAGAAACATAAGATGTACCTTCTAATGTTACTAATGGAGTGTTCATATAGATAGCTTCACTACTAATAGTACCACCGTTATATGGAAATGGATCTAATACAATATCCATAATATTATATAATTTTAATGCTTCTACAGGTGAAGTATATCCAATATCAATTCTATCTTCATTAATCCCGAAATCTTTAAAGTGTTTTACTATGATAGATCTTAAGTAACTTGACATATAGTAACAATATCTTAAATATAATTTAGAATTTGGTAATTTTAATAATATTCTTGAAAATGTTTCTAAAGTAGGTTTAGATAATTTGGTTGGATTGTTAAAACAACATAAATTTATTTTATATTTATCTCTTGAATAATTTTTATTTGATTCTATATCAGTTGGTGGTGTATAACATTGAAATCCATTGGGTAAGTAATATAATTTTTCTTTATAATATTGTTGACAATTTTCTGGTGTCGCATATTTATCAGTAAATTTCCAATCAAATTCATCCATTCCATTTGTTCCAGGATATGCAAAATATGATATCATAATTCTTGCTGGTTTATACCAAAGAACATACATTCTATTATTTCTTGTATGTCCCATCATATCTACTAAAATATCTAAATCATCATTAACTATTAATTTTAATAATTCATCATCAGGTTTATTGAATATTTGATACCACAGTGCATTTTCATATGATCGTAATCTTTTACTAATTGGATCATTGGAACTTTTTGATGGATCACTATGATCATAACAAAAAATATCAAACTTATCCGTATTGTGATTTTTTAAAATACTTTCGAACATATAACCAACAGGATGTGTCATAAAATCACAAGATATATAACCAATTCTAATTTTTCTATTAGTATCAATTTTATCTCTATTTAATTTAGAAACAATTTCTTTTAATTCATATTTTTTATTAAAATTATTAATCCATTGACAAGATCTATTAAATATTTCTTCTTCTGATAATTTCCAATTATATAAGTTATTAAATATAATATTACTATTAATAAGCTCAACTTTTCTTTGGTCATTATTTTTTATACTTAATTGTAATGCTTTTTGATAAGTATTTTCAACAGTTTTATCAAAATCTTTGTCATCAGATATCATTAACAAATATAAATTACCGATATTATTATAAGCAGCAATATTTTCAGGATCTATTTTTAAAATAGCTGTATATAATCCTATGGAATCTTGATAATTACCCATTTGTTCTAGATTTTGTGCAACTAAAGTAGCTAATGTTGTATCAAAATGTTGACATAAAGCTTTCTGACCAAATTGAATAAATTTATCTAAATTTCCTAATTCTAATTCAATCATTGCTAAATTTTTATTATTTACAAAATCATCCTTAATACTTAATGAAATATTTAAATATTTTTTTGCTTGGTTTAATTGTTTTATCCCATAATAAGATAAACCTAATAAAGTAACATATGAATAATAATCATTAATATGATTAAAATATTTTAAATTATTTAGTTGTTGTATTACATTAATATATTCTTTATTTTCATGTAAAATTTGAGCATTGGAAATTTTATCATTATAATCCAACATTATTTTATCATATTTATTCTTAATATTTTTAAACTCTTCTTCAAATTTACTACAAATTAAATCATAAGTGTAATTATTTCTAATATATTCTCTATTTTTATTTCTTAGTTTCTCCTTTTCTTCATCAGTTTTATTCATTAATTCCTCAAGAGTAATAATAAAATTATCCAAATAATCGTTAATATTATCTGGATTATCAACATAAAAATTTAGACCACCCATCGTTTCTTTCAATGCTCCTAAATCAGAAGTAACAATTAAACAACCACAACTCATTGCTTGTAATACAGTTATGCAACTAGTTTCAGGAAACGTATTTGGATACGTTAAATATTCAATATTATAAAGTTCTTCAGCTAATTTAGTCTGACTAATTCCTTGATTAAATTCAACCCCATGAATATTCTTAAATGATTCATAATTTTGTAGATTATCATGTTGTTGATAAATATTCATTCCTGAAAATATTCTTAAGGTAGAATCTGGAAAATTCTTTTTAATTTTACTAAAAATCGGTGGTAACAAATTTAATCCTCTCCATGGAATAGAACAATAAGTCATAGAGTTTTTCTTTTTTTTACTTGAATAATCTAAATATTTTTCAAAAGTTTTAGCAATACCATTTCTTAAAATCATACATTTACTTTCATTAATTTTATATTCAATTAAATATCTTTTTTTTTGCCATTCACTAACAAAAACATAAATATCAATCAAATCTTTTAACTTGTTATGTTCAAATTGTTTAGAAGCTTCTTGATCAACATCATGACCTGTCCATAGACCATATATTGTTTTATTATTTGATAGATTAATTTTAATAGTAGCTAATTCATGAGGAATACAACTTACTAAAATTAAATCAAATGTAATATTATAATTTTGAATATAATTATAACAAGATTCAACAGGAACGTGTATAACATTTCTTATAATACTTATTTGATCAACTTTATTAAATAGATAAGTTTGATGTCCCCTTAAGCTCATTTGTTCTAAAAAAAAACATATAGCACTTTGTGTTCCACCTAATGGTTCTTCATATGGTGTATCTAATGTATATTTCCAATTAGAATCAAAAACTCCAATAATCATTAAAATAAAATGAATGTATTTTTTAAGTAAATTTTTTTATTAAAAAATTGATTTTTTCTAATAAAAAGATAAATATTTAATATATAATGTCCAATTTAATAATTAAAAACTATTACAATAATTTAGATTTAACTAAAAAATATAAAATGGCTGGTTTTGATTTGGATTATACTCTTATAAAAACAAAATCAGGTAATATTTTTCCAAAAAATAAAAACGATTGGTTATTATTAAATGATCAAATTAAACCAAAATTATTAGAACTTTCAAATGATTTAGAATATATTATAATTATTTTTTCAAATCAAAAAGGATTAAATAAATTTAAATTGTCAGTTAAAGATTTTGAGGATAAAATAGATAATATTAAAAAATTATTAGATATTGATTTTATATTTTTAGCTGCAATAGATGATGATATTTATAGAAAACCAAGAATCGGTATGTTTAAATATTTAAAAAATGAGCTAGGTATTAAAATTAATAAAAAAGAGTCTTTTTATGTTGGAGATATGGCAGGACGAGAAAATGATAAATATGATACTGACTTAAAATTTGCATTAAATTTAAAAATAAAATTTATGACACCAGAAGAATATTTTTTAGATTATTCTAATGAAGAAAAAAGATTAACTGGTTATAAATTGGATAATATTTCAAAAAATACAAAAATAAATATTAAATTAAAAGGGAAAAATATGATAATTATTAGCGGATATCCAGGTTCTGGAAAATCTCATTTAGCAAGAAAATTTGAAAATGAATATACAATATTATCTAGAGATATTTTACAAAAGAATTTTTGTAAAAAATTAGAAGAGGAAATGATTAATAATAACAATGTAGTTATAGAAGGTTTATATGTAGATAATAATTCAAGAAAAGAACTAAAAAATTTAGCATCTAAATATGATTATAATACAACATATATATTAGTTAAAACATCATATGAACTAGCATATCATCTAAATTTATTCAGATCATTATATCAAAATAAAAATAGAGTTCCAGAAATAGTGTATATGAAATATAAAAAAAATTTTGAATATCCAATAGAATCTGATTGGAATGAAATAATAGAATACCATCCACATATAAGTAAAAAAATCAATAAATATTTTTTATATTAGTAATAACATACCAGCAATTAATATATTAAAATTACCAGGTCCAAAAAGTTTTAATATTTTTAATTTAGAATAAATTTTTTCTTTATCAAAAGTTGGAAAACAAGATCTATATGATTTATAAGAAATCTCATTTAATTTTAAAAACAAGTAATAAAATGGAGTTTCAATACCTTTACCTTTACCTTCTAATTGTTTTCTTCGTCTTTCATCAAAATTATCAGATCCTGTTTCTTCATAAGATGAAATAGCTTCGTTTAAACCATAACTGGTTGAAAACATATATATAAATAAAATAATGATAGATAATAAAGTAATATTTTTAGTATTAAATGGTCTTGTTAATAAAACATATATTAATAGTGCGGAATTAGAAATAATATCTGATGTAGAATCTAAGACCATACCAAAATCAGATCCCATTGAATATTTTCTAGCAATTTTACCATCAACACAGTCTAACGTATATCCAAGTAAGTGAGATATAACTGCTAAAATTCTATTATCCAAGTGTAAAAAATAAATAGATAAAAATGTAAATATGGTACTTAAAATAGTAACCATATTAGGTGTTAAACCTAAGTTGTATAATGGATCAACTAATTTACTAGCTATAGGAATAAATAAATTTGCATCGAACCATGCTTCAAATTTATCATCATCACCATATTTTGAATCTTCATTAACTTTTTGTGTTAAATTATTTGACATATTATAAATTATTAGGAAAATATTCTTTTAATTATTTATATAATTAAAAAAACTTGGTAAATTTTAACATATGATTAAATTACGAGAACAGTTACTTAATAGTTATTATATCAATTAAACATGTTTTATTTTTTATAATATTTTGACAAACCTAGTATTTTTATATTCTTCATCATCTATTGGATCTATTATT